AAATTTGCCTAGATTTTAATTTTTTTATGACCTTGCTAGTGATACAGGTAATGAAAGGAGGCTGATTGATAAGTGAAAATTACAGATGATTTGAAAACAGCAACGGCCTCGCAGTCGAACCTGGCAAAAGCACTTGGACTCTCGCGTCAACGTGTTTCGCAACTGCTCCAAGAAGGGGTTTTAGCGACGGATGAAAAAAATCAAATTTTGGTTATCAAATCCGTTATCAATTATGTCAAATATAAGGGGCAATCTTCTGTCGAAGAGGTAAGCAGTTCCGATGATGCGGTATTTGAGGTTGAAAAGGCCAAGAATGAACGCGCGAAACGCAAGATTGCTGAGTTGAAGTTGGCCAAAATGAACGGCGAAGTGTACTCGGCAGATACTGTAGAACAGGTTATGACAGAAATGCTCGTGAATTTGCGTACACAATTGTTAGGATTGCCAACTAAATTGGCGCCACAATTGCAGAGTGTGACAAAAGAGGAAGCATACAACCTGTTAACGCAAGAAATTGAGGATAAATTATCCGAATTAAGTGAATATACGCCGTCATTATTCATGGATAGTGATGAATTAGATGATGATAACGCGCCAAATTAGGCGCTTTTTTAATGCAAAAAAGGAGGTGATAGCATGAAAACGGCAAAAGAATTGTGGCAATATGTCTCTAAAATGGGGCTGAAACCACTACCTAAAACCAGTGTTAGCCAATGGGCTGACGATTACCGTATGCTATCACAAGGCCTTTCAGCGGAACCAGGGCGATGGAAAACGAGTAGAGCACCCTATCAAAAGGATATTATGGATGCATTTACACAACCTGGTATCAATCGGGTAGTGGTTAAGAGCGCAAGTCAAGTGGGAAAATCAGATATTATGAATAATGTACTAGGGCGATACGCTCATCTTGACCCATGTGCGGTCATGATGATTCAACCGACTATTGAATTAGCTCAAGATTATTCAAAGTCTCGTATCTCTCCGATGATCCGTGATACGAAAGTACTTTCACAAGTATTTTATGAGACTAAATCAGAAGACGGCGCCAAGACACGAGATGGTAAGAACACAATCTTATCTAAGTTATTCCCTGGTGGCCGTCTTATCATGTGCGGGGCGAACAGTCCAGCCGGATTGGCATCACGTCCTGTGCGGGTGCTACTTGCGGACGAAGTAGACCGCTTCCCAGATAGCGCTGGCACAGAAGGTGACCCAGTAGACCTTGCTGCAAAACGTATGACAACGTTTTGGAACAGGGTAATGGGGTTATTCTCTACACCAACTAATGAAGGTAGCTCACGAATCGATGTAGAGTATCAAACAGGCACACAAGAAGAGTGGCAACATGAGTGCCCTAATTGTGGTGAGTACCATTTGATAAGACATACTGAAATGGAATGTGAGACCGAGGAACATAAGGACGCAAAAGGTCGGAAGATTGTAGTAGTTAGTGATGTGAAATGGCGGTGTCCAGATTGCGGATCTACATTTTCTGAAGACGAAATGCGGAAAGTTCCTCAAAAGTACATATCAAAAAACCCAGCTGCGTTGCATAATGGCATACGCAGTTTTTTTGTAAATGGATTTACTTCTCCTTGGCTAACCTGGAATGACATCATGAGGGAATGGCTAGAGGCTAAAGGCGACCCAACTCGTGAAAAGGTAGTCATGAATACACGCTTTGGTGAGTCATATGCACAGCAAGGTGCCTTTGAAGACTATCAACAATTCATTAGGCGCCGTGAGAAATATGGTGCAGACCTTCCGGACGGTGTATTACTGCTAACTGGTGCAGTCGATACACAAGACAACCGGTTAGAGTATGAAATCACCGGTTGGGGATATGGCGAAGAATGTTGGGGGATTTGTAAGGGCGTTATTCTTGGGGAACCTGACAATAAAGCAACATGGGATGCACTTGATGCGGTGCTTGATAAGGTATACCGATTTAAGAACGGCACAGGTCTTAAAGTGGCACGTGCTTTCATTGACTCCGGCGGTCACTACACATCAAAAGTCTATGAATACTGTGAAAAGAATTTCAGTAAGCAACGATTTGCCATCAAAGGTACGGCCGGAACACCGGGTATACCGTTAAATTATAAGATTGGTAAAGCTTCAGGGAGCAAGATTCCGCTTGTTATGCTAGGTGTTGACGATGGAAAGCAACAGGTAATGAACCGATTAGCCATCGAAGAACCTGGTGCGAAGTACTTTCATTTTCCGTTGGATGAAGAATTCCTAGGAACAAGAGGGTACGATGAGCTGTATTTCAAGGGAATTATTTCAGAGCACAAAAAGAAAGTAAAACGTAAGGGTGTTATCCATGAAATATGGGAACCTACAGCAGGGGTTCGTAATGAACCATTGGACTTACGTGTATATAACCTAGCATGTATGAATTCAATCCATCCTGATTGGGATAGATTGGCGGAAGTAGTCAAAGGTGGAGGCCATTCCACTACAACAGTAACTACTCCACGAAAGAAACCAATGCGGAAACGTGTTCGCAGAGCTAGTAAAGCAGCAGATATTTAGGAGGATGTATGGAAACAAGTTATTCAAGTAAGCCAAGGCTCATTGACGTACGGTTAGAGTGGTATGTCAAAGCTGAGGAAGCAATATTGACTGGCCAAAGCTATACAATCGGAAATCGGACTCTTACAAGGGCAAATTTAGCAGAAGTAAGAAAAATGATTGATGATTTAGTGGCAAGAGGCGCCAAATTACCAGGAATGGATACCGATAATGGGCGTGGAAACCGGTCAAAACGGGTAGTTTTTAGAGATTAGGAGGGCAAAATGGCGAGAAAAAACAAGAAATTTAGCGCTAAAATAGGCACTCCGAGGGCTAAAAATAGCGGATATAGTGAGGGTGGAGCCTCTCATAATAACAAGTCATTGAAGGGATATAACCCTAGAAAACTGGGTTATAAGGCTGATATTGGTGCAAATCTGTCAACTTTGCGTGATAGATCCGCAGATTTAGCCATCAATACGCCAGTCGGAACGGCTGCAATCAATACAAGCACAACTCATACAGTTGGCGCAGGCCTCAATGTGTTCCCTAGGCCTAAGTTTCAAATCTTAGGAATTAGCGCAGAGGAAGCTAGAGCATGGGCTCGTAAGGTTCGCGCTGAGTTTGACTTGTGGGCCGAGTCAAAAGACTGTGATATTTACCGCAAGAACAATTTGTATGACATGCAAAGTATCGCATATCAAGGATATCTCACAGATGGTGATAGTTTCGCAGTATTTAGACGTAAGCCAACTACACCAGATATGCCGTATACATTGCGTCTTCAATTAATTGAAGGTAATCGTGTAAGTAATCCGCTTACTGATTCCACATATGTTACAGGTGACCCAACTGGTGTTGAAGCGCTTAACCCTAATAATGGGAACCGCATATTGAATGGTGTGGAAATTGATACTGACGGTGCTATTGTAGCCTACTGGGTATCTAATCAAGTACCAGGCGAACCAATTACAAGTGTATTAACTACATGGGCAAGGGTTGAAGCATATGGCAAGCGTACAAGCATTCCGAATGTACTGCAAATCAGTAATGATACTAGACCGGAGCAGTACCGAGGAGTGCCTTATTTAGCTCCGGTCATTGAAACATTAAAGCAAGTGTATCGATACACAAATGCAGAGCTCACCTCTGCCATTATTAAATCGTACTTCGCATTATTCTTTACGGAAGCAGTTACAAATTCAGGTTCGTTAAATGATATGTTGGCGGATAACGGTGTTGATGATCCGACAGAACCAGTAGTCGATGTATCAGAATACAATTTAGGACCAGGTACATTAAATGCCTTACCGAAAGGCGTGGATGTAAAGAGTGTGGATGCTTCCAACGCTCAATCTACTTTTGAAGTATTTAGTACGCAACTCATCAAACAAGTAGGTGCTGCACTTAATCAACCTTACGAAGTACTAATGAAGAACTTCAACTCCTCGTATTCTGCAAGCCGTGCAGCAATGTTACAGGCTTGGGAAGAATATAAACTACGGCGCAAGTGGTTTGCTCGTGATTTCTGTCAACCAATCTATGAGGTGTGGTTAATGGAAGCCGTAGCGAATGGCAGAATTGAAGCGCCTGGTTTCTTTGATGATCCATTAATTCGAAAAGCATGGTGCAATGCTGATTGGTTTGGACCTACTATGTCAATCCTTGACCCTGTTAAGGATATGAAAGGTAGTACACTTCGCGTTCAGAATGGTGTTTCCACTCGTGAACGTGAAGCGGCCGAAATGACAGGGACAGACCTTGAAGAAAACATTGCTCAACTTGCTTTTGAAAAGCAACTCATGGAGAAATATGGTATGGGGCTAGCTGATGCGGTTAATCCTTCCGTTGGCTCTAAATCTGAAGCGAAAGGAGGTGAAGAGGATGAATAAATTTTGGTCTGTTAAGAATTTTGTAAATCAAGATGGTACCGGTCAATCTGAATTGATTTTGTATGGTGATATTTCTGATACCTCTTGTTGGGATGATGAAATTACACCACGTGAATTTGCAAGTGACTTGGCTAGTTGTAATGGTAATGACTTAACAATGCGCATCAACTCTGGCGGTGGTGACGTGTTCGCAGCGCAAGCCATTCACAATATGATTAAGACTTACACCGGCAACGTAACAGCACACATTGATGGACTGTGCGCAAGCGCAGCTACGATTATTGCGTGCGCTGCCGATAAGGTAATTATGCCAAGCAATGCCTTGTACATGATTCACAATCCATCCGTATATCTAGGTGATAGCTTTGATGCGGACGGCTTAACTAAAATGGCTAACTATTTGGCGAGTGTTAAACAAACAATTGCAAACGTTTATTTGAGCCGTAGTGACGTTTTGACATCTGAACAGGTAAATACACTTATGGATGATGAAACTTGGCTCACAGCGGATGAGGCGAAGTCCTACGGCCTAATTGATGAAGTAGATACGGCGATTACGGATAAGGCTGTTATGAATAACGGAATGGTTATCGTTAATAAAGTATCTTGCAAGTACTCGGCCAAGAATGAAGCAAAAATCAAACAATTTTTAACAAGCAAGGAGAAACCTATGACTGAAAACCAATTCATGGCAAGCTTAAAAGGTTTGCTAGGTATTTCTACAAATGAATCTGCAGAAAACACAGCAGTAACAGCAGAACGCGAACGTGTTGAAGCATTAAATGCTTTAAAAGGTGACAATGAAGTCATCAATCGTTTAGTTGATGTGGCTGTTGCAGAAGGTAAGACTGTAGATGAAGTAACACCTTTCATCTCTGCCGTATCTGATATTCCTGCAACTGATAACAAAGTAGTCGACCAAATTCGACAATTAGTTATTGATCAAATGGAATCCGGTGCAGATAAAGTAGCACCTCAAGGTGCATCTACACCAGAAACCAACGATGCAGTAGCAAAAGCTAGTGCAATTGATGAAGTCGTAGCATTTGCAAATACTAAGAAAGGCGGTAAATAATGGCATATTTCGA